ATCAATCATGTAATGTGGGAATTAAATTTTCCAAAATGAAAACAGTAACTAACTTCGATGATCTTGACGCACATGAACTCCATCTCGCCTACTGTGGGATGGACACCATGCTGACGCATGAGCTATACGGAATTCTTGAGCCAAAGCTACAAGACAATGCTTCCACCTATGCCTTTGAGAAGAGCCTACTTAATCCTGTTCACACGATGATGACCAGAGGCATCCAAATAGATACCAAGACGCGCGCCACTATAGTTGATAAAGCCCAAGAGAAAATTAATGCTTATCGTACTATCCTTAACGATCTCACTACCCACTTAATTGGCACCCCCATCAATCCAAACTCTCACATACAACTGAAGAAATTCTTTTATGGCACCTTAACTATTCCGCCCCAAACCCATTCAAAGGCTGGTGTAAGAAGTATTACATGTAATCGCATCGCCTTAGAAAAGATAGCAAAGAACTACACGCTTGGCAGACCCTTCGTCAAATTAATATTGGCAATACGCGATCTTGAAAAGCAATGTCAAACCCTAAACAAAGACCTAGCTGAAGGGGATCGATGGGCTGCTGCCTACAATGTAGCTGGCACCGACACTGGAAGGTGGTCAAGCAGCGATCACCCCCTAAGGCATTCAGCAAACGTACAGAACATAGACCCTTCAATAAGACAAGTGTTCATAGCAGAACCAGACCACTACCTAGTCTACTGTGATCTGGCTGGTGCAGAAGCAAGAGCAGTTGCCTACCTAAGTAAAGATAAAAATTACATCAAAGCAGTAGAGGAATCAGATGTGCATTCTCAAGTTGCAGCAATGGTTTTCGGTATGCCTCCAGATAGAGGAAAGACAGGAGTGGACCGCGAGTTCTATAGGGGATTCACTTACCGAGATGTGGCAAAGCGCCTCACTCATGGTACAAATTACTATGGTTCTGCCAGGACTTTAGCTATAGCTGCTCAAGTAGAAACCAAATTTGTTCAAGAGTTTCAACGCAAATTCTTCAGAAGTTTTCCTGGTATTCGCATTTGGCACCAATCGATAGCTAGACAACTACAAACAAACCAACAAATTACTACCCCTTTAGGCCGCAAACGTATTTTCTATGAGCGTACATGGTCAGACCACACCCTAAGAAAAGCTATAGCTTTTGGTCCTCAATCTTTGGTGGCCGATATCATGTCGCAGGGTCTTAAAAAAGTATGGCAAACTCTTGAACCAGAAGTAAAAGTACAAGGTATGATACACGATGCCATTATTGCCAGCATTCCCAAGAAAAACTTTGCCCTCTTGCTCAAGCGTGTGTTAAAATGTCTGACTATCACGGTCAAAGTCTATGATAAAGAGATGACTATCCCCGTCGATGCTGACTACGGATCAAACTGGGGAAAGTTCTCAGATGAAAACCCCAATGGCTTAAAGAAATGGAAGGAATAATTTATGCTTAATCTATTATTTGGTTCAGGCCCACTAGACTTCATGTATCAATCCTATATGAGTACGCCTAAGATAATTGTTGTATCAGAAGAACATTATGAACAAGAAAAGAATAGAACAGCCTTAGCTTCTATAGAATCCAGTAATCGTCTAGCGAAAAATCAACTGAAGCAAATAGACCAGTACAAAACTTTCCTTACTGTTGAGATGAATAAGGTCGCCAAAAAAGAAGAAGAAATCCTGAAGTTTCAAGAAAAACTAAAGAGTGAAAAAGAAGAACTGATTCAAACAGACTGAGGTTCCAATGGCTTTCAAGTCCAATCGCAATCCTCAGTTTCGCAGCAAATTTTCTGAGGATATATTTTACCACAAGTATGCCCATGAAAATTGTGACACATGGAATGATCTTTCGCGTGTCCTTGTGGAGGATGTTTGTCAACAGTACATACGCAAGTCTGAGAAAGAAGAACTTGTAAACATCATAAGCAACCTAAAATTTATTCCTGGTGGTCGCTACATCTATTATGCAGGACGCCAAAATAAATTCTTCAACAATTGTTATCTCCTTAAGGCAGAGGAAGATACGCGCGAGGATTGGGCTAACCTCTCTTGGAAGTCCGAGTCATGCCTGATGACAGGCGGTGGCATCGGTGTAGACTACAGCGTCTATCGTGAAGAGGGAGCCAAGCTCATAGGTACAGGGGGCTTAGCCTCTGGCCCCATCCCCAAGATGCAGATGATCAATGAGATTGGCAGACGAGTGATGCAAGGTGGCTCAAGACGCAGTGCCATCTATGCCTCTCTCAACTGGCAACACCCAGACATCCACAAGTTTCTCACTTCCAAGAATTGGTACGATATGCCAGTCGGTACAACGGGCCATACCCTAGGCCAAATAAAAGAACAAGACTTTAACTTCATTGCTCCCCTTGATATGACTAACATCTCGGTAAACTACGATACCGAATGGCTCCTGCAATATTTCAACACAGGCGATCCAGGTTCTATCTTCAAGGATAATGTTAGACAAGCCCTAAGCACAGCAGAGCCAGGGTTCTCCTTCAACTTCTTCGACAAGGAAACGGAAACCTTACGCAACGCTTGCACTGAGGTAACCTCCTCTGATGATTCAGATGTTTGTAACCTTGGCTCCATCAACATGGGCCGTATAGACAGCATCCATGAGTTCTCCCAGATAGTAGAGTTGGCCACCAAATTTCTTATGTGTGGCACCCTGAGAGCCAAGCTACCTTACTCCAAGGTACATGAAGTAAGAGAAAAGAATAGACGCTTAGGCTTAGGTCTCATGGGCATCCATGAATTTCTCATCAAAAAGGGTGATCGCTATGAGGTAACCCCAACCCTTCACTCCTTCCTCACAGTCTACAAGGGCATCTCTGACAAAACTTCAAAGAATTTCTCTGAGCAACTCAGCATAAGCACTCCGGTAGCCAACCGTGCCATAGCTCCCACGGGTTCCATAGGCATCCTTGGTGGCACAAGCACCGGCATTGAACCCATCTTTGCTGTGGCCTACAAGAGGCGTTACCTCAAGGGCGGCACCAGATGGCACTATCAATACGTTGTAGACTCGGCTGCTCAAGAGATCATCGACCTCTATGACATCAAACCAGACAGCATAGATTCCGCCTTGCAACTATCTGAGGATTACGAAAGGCGCATCAAGTTCCAAGCAGACGTACAAGACTATGTGGACATGAGCATCTCCAGCACCATCAATCTACCCAAGTGGGGATCAAAGCACAACAACGAGGACACCTTACCCCACTTCACTGAGGTGCTGGCCAGCTATGCCCATCGCCTCAGAGGCTTCACCTGCTATCCAGATGGATGCCGTGGTGGACAACCCCTCACCCAAGTACCCTACAAGGAAGCCAAAGAAAAACTGGGCGAAGAGTTTGAAGAGTCCTTGGAATCCCATGATATCTGCACCATCACCGGCCACGGAGGTACATGTGGTGTCTAAGCTACCGCGTTCCTATGCGCCGCATCGGGAGGCCCGAAGAGGTCGCAATCTATGTAGCAACTGTCACAAGGAGTTGGGCCACGCCGACACCTGCAGGGATTGTAAGGAATGCCGTAAGCACAGCAGCACATTGAGGCGCGCTGTCAATGGTCAGAAATTTAATGATTTTTTAGGAGAAGATAAATGTTTGACAGGTTGTGAAGAATGTGGATACGGTAAAGGAGAAAAGCATAAGGCTTGTGCTTTACACTACGATCATTTAAATAAACAAGAAAAAAATATTGAAATATCTTATATAGCTAAAAATGCTTCTGCATTTGAAACTGCAATGAAAAAATATAGAGTGGAGCGTCCTAAATGTAGGGTGTTGTGTGCCAACTGCCATAGTTTACACTCAAAAGAACAACTACAAGAGAGTAAAGAACAAACCCTAACAGAGGCAATACAATATTTCGCTAATTTTCAACATCGAGAATTAAGACCCCAAATTAAATCTTGGTTATATGAACTAATAAATATAAAACAAGAGCCGCCTTCACAGATGGAGTTACAGTTGTGATAACTATTACACCTGAAGCAGACTCACACCTTTGCTCTATCATTGAGCGCGAGAAAGCAGAGGGTGTCCTTCTGTCTGTCAAGGGTGGTGGATGTGCTGGCTTTACTTACGACTGGCAGGTGGTTCAAGAGCCTTCAGGTGACCCCATACCCCTAAGCAAGGGTACTCTCTATATCGATCCCCTGGCTGTCATGTATGTCATAGGTACTGTACTCCAATACAAACAGGACTTATTTGGTACTATATTATCTTTGGATAATCCTAATGTAGCTTCCGCTTGTGGTTGTGGAGAAAGTTTTTCACTTAAAGATACGGAATAAGAAAATGAAATATACAAAAAGGGAAACTCATTCGCAAACCCGAACCAATTTCCCACCAACTAAGAAGGACTTAACACCATGCTAGAAGCATCCATGATATCAATGCAAGCCAACGAATATCAAAACCATACACGCACAACTGCTGTATATCCTCCATCTGAAGCCTTGGAGTATCTAACTCTTGGCTTAGTGGGTGAAGCAGGAGAGGTAGCCAACCAACTTAAGAAAGTAATTAGAGGTGATCCTGATTCTGGCGGTCACTATTCAACCACAGGACTTAATAATTGTGCGCCAAGCCTTTCCCGCGAAACGCAAAGTAAAATTGTTGATGAACTGGGTGACGTTTTGTGGTATGTGGCACAGCTTTCCATAGTCTTGGATACAACTCTTTCGACAGTGATGGAACGCAATCTAGCCAAGTTAAAAGATCGCAAACAAAAGGGAACTCTCAAGGGAGATAATAGAGAAGCTAATGCTTAACATGTATTATATTTGGCATAGCATGATAGTAAATTTAATCGAGGGAGAACTCATCAGACTTACTTCATGGATATGGAGGAAGAAGTCTCGATCTCTACGACAACATCAGAAGAATCAGAACCAGTGAACATCAAAGTAATCGGGCTTATCAGGGCTTAAGATATCTTTAAGTTGGTGCCACTCTTCCACCTTACAATTCTTCTTTATACCCTTACATATTTGCACCTTCTTCACCGGGACATCCGGCCACACCTTCCTGCATAGAGGCTCATACAAGTTGGTGAGCTTCCTGACTGCCCCTGGTTTCCATGTTAGCTTGACCTCACCTATGACCAGGAACGGATAATATGGATTATGCTCATTAAGCATGACCACATCTGGCTGAGCATAGCGCCACCTAGAATCCTGGGCCCCCAAATATTTTATCCAAGGCCCAAAGAAAATGGTTACCTCGCCAATAAAAGTTTCCCAAAGATACTCTTTGACTTCGCGCTCATAGTTGAGACCCCTCTGCATAGCAGCAGTCCGATAACTATAAGGATCAAGAAAGTCTGGTGTTTCAGAGAGGACAGCCTCCTGAAGATTAGTTACTTTCGTCCGTCCCATCCTCTTCCTCAGGAGTATCACCTAAGATTTTTACGCCGTACTCTGCCTGTCTCAGGAAAATTCTTATCTCCGCGATTGGACGTGACCACGCCATATGCGATACGACTGAACCCCATCCATACGCCGATACCATACTTGGAACTCCAATCAATTCGTAGTGATTTCGAGGGGAGTATACATACAAGGAGCCACCGCTATTGCCGTAGATTATAGGAGAGGTTGAGAGGTACAGGTCATTTCCATCCTGATCCCTACCATATCCAGCCAAGAGGCCCATCGTTGGGAAGGGAGGTTTACCTAGTCCTGCACCTACAGCATAAACCGTCTGAAAAATCCAGGGGCCATCATCCTTATCTTCAGGATAAATCCTAGCAACGTAAGGCATAGGACGCTCTTCATCCTCTACCTTCAAGAGAGCTAGGTCCCTACTCTTATCGTAAGCCATGATCCTTGCTAGGCGACCTACGGTTCCTACAGCAGTCGAATAGTTATTATACTCCCACAGATCGATATTAACAGGTCGCCTTGTTTCAGTCTCAATCTGCTCTTTCTTTTTAGAATCCCAAACCTTAGAAAGCTTTACATAGCTTTGTATCACATGCCAGTTAGTCAGAATAAAACTTTCGTATTTCTGATTTTCATTCTGCTTGGAATAAATTACTGTTCCAGACCCCGAAGCGTTTCCCAGCCGCACCAAGACAGTTGGATAGAGCATTTCAACATGTTCTTGTTCTGGAGTTACTCCACTCTTTTTAGGGTTCGCAAGACCTAAAGTGGATGCGCACCCTATAGCTAGAGCTAAAGCTATGGCAAAAAATATTTTCATCATTCCTCCGAGCAAAGCCTTTCCCAAACTTCATTATGTACAAGTATGTCACGAGCAGTTGCCTCAGTCAATTGATCCTCATCCCCAACAAGAATCGGTCTAGCCCAAGAGCAATCATCCCCGTCGCCAATTATTCCGCAACTTGCTAAGAACAGTGCTGACACTAAGACGAGAGACAGACTGAGATACTTCATTACTCTCCTTAACATTCTTGAGGGACAACTCCAACTGTTTATTTTGAGCGCCCCTCTTCCCCGAACTATAAGCAAATAACATCGGCGCTAACTTAGCTACAATGCCAAATATCTTTACTACGATGCTTATTAAACCCATGCTACTAGGGCTTGTCAATCTTTATAGGCTCACTTGCAGACTCACTTTCCACATACTTCTCTTTAAATCCCGTATCTTTAGCTTTACCAAAAGTGAGAGAAAGCCATTCAACAATCGTATAAATTCTTCCTAACCAGGAACCAGGAACTGGGGTCTTAGTTCCGCCAACAACTGTTGCTGCCGCTGCAATAACTGCTAAGACACCACCAAGGATAGCATCCCTCACATCCCAAATTTGATTCCACCAGGAAACAGTCTCGACTGCAGTTGTAACTGGATCACTCATTGTTACCTCCAACATCCATCATGATTTGATATTTTACACGATCTAAGGCCATACAGCAATCTGCTGGATCAATTTGACCTGCCGCTGTTACCATTGTATTACCTTCTTGATCAAAAGAGAACATCATAAATCCCGCCGTTTTCGGGTCTTTAACATTAATATTAACTTCCTTTAGACCCTGCAATTTTAATTCTTCTTGTGCACTTAGAGACTTCTCTTTGGCCTCTTTAGCTAGTTTATTAAGTGATATGATGTCGCCCATTGGTATTCCTTTCTCTGGTAGCAGATAAGAAATCAGAAAAACTTTCTGGAACTTCTCGTTGTACTTTCATGTTTTCCCATAAAACTGGAATCATGCCTTCGCCGAAAACTTCCAAGTGCATGTCTACATCATTTCGCGTCACAAGTCTCTCAAAATCTTGAGCTTGTGCCAACAATTCTCCTGTAGTCCAAAACTTTTTTCCTCCTATACCCACCTCAAGATACTTAGGTTTCTCGGTATCCTTCTCAATTTCTTTCTTCTCTTCTTCGCTAGGCTCTTCCACACATGAGTCGAAACCATACAGATCAAATCTCCTGTACCCCATAGTATGGCCCAGACCTACTGCTCTCATGGCCGCACAAGTTCCTCCTGTCACCAACATCTTATTTTTTAATTCAGGCAACTTTGATGACGCTTGAGAGAAAGCATTCCATCCAATCAATAAGTCTCCCCTATCAAGAAGATACTGTGTTACCTCAGGGTTGGTCATCGTAGCCACCAAGAATACAGTATCAGAAAATACAGATTTCTTTCCTAAGAGAGTACGCCTAACAATTCCATGAGTGCTTTTCCCATCAAGAGAGCGAGGATCAAGTATGATACATCCCCACGGATTGATGCCAGCATTTAGTAAGGTAGGATAGGAATGCTTGACACACATAATATCCGCCCCTTCCTGCTGTGCTTTTCGTATGTCTTCCAAATTATTTTTTACGCTGGGACCACTAGAAACAACTACCATTTTTCTGGTATGCCAGTCAAACTTTTTATTTATAAAGTTTGTCATAAGCTTTAGATTTTCTTTGATATTATCATGTAGAAAACTCTTCTCCACACAATCAACTGGATTAACAATGATAGGAACTGCGGTTCTATTTAGGTTGGGCGGGTCTTCTCCTTTTTCAATTATTACTGCAAGAGAAATTTTTCCTCCTACATTAACTG